GTCAAACCAAGCCCTAGTTAATGCTAGTCGTGTTGCTTGTATACCATCTTGAAGTGACAAACTTGGCACAATTTTCAATGATTTTAACGCAATTTTGTCTGAAAGTTGCTCAATTATTGATTTATTTGACGCTAATGTTTTAGCACGAGCATCGTGAGGTAAATAATGTGTGCCATATACGTAGCCTCTTTCTTTCTCTCGGCTTTGAATTATTCCAGCGTAGAAAGCTACTGGTTGACCATTGGATGAATGGTAATCAAGCATACGAATCTCGCCATGCACGACTTGAAACCACCAAATAGCGGTGTCATCTGAATAGCCCAAGTCCCATGCTGTATGCACAGGAAACATAGGGTCATATTCAATTTCTCGTATTCTGCCTTGGTCGGTAAGCTGTCGCATTTCTTTACCGTAGTAAGCACCAATAATGGCAGACTCAAAGTCACATTCCCACTCAGCTAGATATTGGTCTTGAGTTTGCATCTTTCTAGCATCTTCTAATTCGTCTTGCGGAATAAGCCCAGTTTGACTAGCCCTAAGCGTCTTTACATACCAACCATTGTCTTTAGTAGCGTTGTTATATATTTCCCAAAATTGGTTATGCCCTTTAGGTGTGCCGATAAAGGTGGCCCAGCCTCTACGGTCACTTAAAAGTGGTCTTAAAACTGCGCCCCATATAGAAGGCTTCATGTCTGCAAACTCGTCTAGCACTACACCATCAAGATACAAACCACGCAAACTGTCAGCGTTATCAGCACCAAACAAACGAATCCTTGCCCCATTGATTAACTCCACCCATAGTTCTGAAACATTGTGATTAGCCCTAACAGGCTCAGAAAACTTCATTAAATAATCAAAAGCAATAGACTTAGCCTGGGCATAATATGGGGCTAAATAGGCATATCTGCCATCTTCTTTGTTATCTATTAATGCTTTGTATATAAGGTCATTAATGCAAGCAACAGTCTTGCCACAGCGTCTATGTGCGACTATGACAGCCCAGCGCTGCTCTCTTTCGTGGAAATCTAGGAATACATCTCTTGGACAATAATCCAATTCAATATCTAGGACTTCTTCCAAGACACCACCATGCGTTGAGGAGCTTTAGCATCGCCTACTACTTCAGTCCTTGCAAGTTTAGGGACATGGTATTCACTTACAGCTAATAAGCAATCAAATGCTACTTTAGGGCCATGTTTAGGGTCATTAGCAATGGCTTCAAGCCATTCTTGCATACGCTCAGAGTTAGCATCAACGAATGTAGCAAAAGCCTCTCTAGCCTTTGCAGTAGCTTTATTAGGGCTTCCTGCTGGTCTACCAGCACCCTTAATATTTCTTAATTGTTTATTTTCCATACATTCTCAAGTAGTTGATTTGTAAGGGTTTTATTCTACACCAAATTATCCAACAATATCAGGGTCGTGATACTTATTCATAGCCTTGGACAAAGCCTCTTTACGCTTCATTCTTTCGTTAGCCTTCTTATTTAGAATGTTGCTGTCATCTAATTCTAATGGAGGGTTATGGTCTTGACGCTTCTTTAATTGCTTTTCAAGAGTTGACTCTTTATGCGGTCTAAGCATAGCGTTTTCTGGGGGGTAGCTTCTTGTCATGTGTTTCATTACATATCTTTCATCTTTGAGGCTATCATTTCTTTTCTTGTGGGTTTGGCAGTCTTAGCTGACTCTTTAAATGCTGCGGCAGTAGGCGCACCTTTAGCGCCAGGCTTACGCATCTTTTCGCCAGAGCCATGTGCTATGCGCTCTTGCTTTTGGTGAATATTATAGTAAAGACCATGTTTAGCCACAATGCCACCTCGCTCTAGCTGCTTTTCCTCGTTCCCCGTTCCAATGCTGTGACCTGGCACAAAAACTATCGTGTCTTGAGCCTGATGCTTGGGGTGCTTGTAAATGACTACCGTTCTTTGCGTTATAAGCTGCTCGACCTTTAGCCGTCATTCCTGCGCCTTCATTGGCTGGCAAATAGTTTTTACCTTTGCCAACTGTGGTTTTTGGAATTGGTTTATCGTGCTTTTCTACTGCGGCACGAATTTGGTCTTTGCGGCTCATTTGTGCATCTTTTCCAACAACATAGCTAATCTTGCTCTACGGCCTTCTTTGCCTTTAGAATGAGCAGCTTTCTCTAGCTTTGCTTCAGGAATCTTTTTATCCTCAGCAACGCCTAATTCTTTCTTTAATGCGCCTGGGTGTTTAATTGCACCTTTTATCCAGTTAGCCATTAATACTCACCCATTTCAGTCTTTTTAGATTCTTTCTTGGTTTCGCCTTTTTCTTCGCTAGACTTCATGTGCTTGGCATAAACAGATTCAAGGGTATTTTTACGCTTTTTAGCTTTGTCTTGTACGCTTAATGCAATAGCAACTGCTTGGTTATGCGGTTTACCAGCATTTTGCTCAGTTTTAATGTTCTTGCCTACGCTTTGGGCGCTACCTGATTTGTCGAGTGGCATAGCTATTCCTATTTAAGGTATTTAAGTTTGTAGATGGTTGAATCAATTAACTGTTGTATTTCTGCAACAATATTAATTAATTCTTGTTTTTGCGGCAAATCTGCATTGGCTTCATCTACAAAATTCTTCAATGATTCCAAATACTTAAGCGGTTCTTTAGGTTGATGATAAACACTTGGAAAGTCTTTAATCTGCTCATAGCAACCCATGTAAGCTTCAACATAGTCATCTACAAGCTCAACAATTTCATCATAGTATTTGCCCAGAGCTTTATGCTGTGAGTAAGAATTAGTTGACCAATGAAAGAAATGAGTATTAGTAGCGCTATGCAAAAGAGTAGCGGCAAACATAGCGACATTTTTAGTTTCTTGCATAGGACACCTTTAAAGTTCATACAATTTTAGCACTTCTATGGCTTCTTGCACCGAATTTACCCTATGCAATGGCCCACCTTTCCAGCCAGCAAACAGCGTTATTTGCAAAGGGGTCAGCTTTTTATCTTCGCCATCTTTAACTTCCATTAAAATAGTTTGTTCTTCGTAGCACACCAAAAGGTCAGGGATTCCTCCACCGACTGTATGCAATAGGAAAACATCAGCGCCATAATCTCGTAGCGCTTTTACAACATCCTTTTGATTTTTATCAACTTTTTTGATATAAGACATAATAATATGTTAGTGTTTAGCAACTTATAGTATAAGGGGAATCACTTGAAAGTATTGCTGATAGACATAGAAACATCCCCCAACACGGCTCATGTATGGGGTTTATGGCAACAAAATGTATCACTTAACCAACTTTTAGAATCATCTTACACCATGTGCTATTCGGCAAAATGGTTAGGTGAAAAGCAAATATACTTTGACTCTGTGCAAAAAAGTGACCCTAAATCAATGTTAGAAGGGGTTTATAGCCTTTTAGAGCAAGCAGACGCAGTAGTGCATTACAACGGCACAAAGTTTGATATGCCTACGCTGAACAAAGAGTTTTTATTGCATAAAATGCCACCACCACCACCAATTAAGCAAATTGACTTATTGCGTGTGGTTAAAAGCCAGTTTCGTTTTCCATCAAATAAATTAGACTATGTTTCTCAGCGCCTAGGTTTAGGCCAAAAGACACACCATGAGGGTCATACACTATGGATTAAATGTATGGCTGGTGACAAAAAAGCCTGGGCAACAATGGAAAAATATAATATTCAAGATGTGGCATTACTTGAAAAGCTATACAAAAAATTATTACCTTGGATTAAACAACCGCTTAACATAAATGTTATGAAAAAAGACAGAGGTGGTTTTGACTGTCCGACTTGCGGCAAAGCATCATTAATTAGCAAAGGGTTTAGTTACACTTCTACGGGTGCTTATCAGCGCTACCATTGCAAGGCTTGTGGCGCTTATTCAGTAGATAAAAGGTCTGTCATTCCACACGCAAAACTTAAACATTTATCGTGAAATTAAGTCCAGCTATTCTTAAAAATTTATATAGCGCTATTTACTGTATGAAGCCTTTTGACAGGTGGGCTATGCCTTTGCCAGAAGAAATACTATTTGTAATTGACAAAGACCCAGCAGTTATGGGCAGTTATTTATACGACACAGGCGAGGAATGGGAGCATACCATTACTATTTCTTCAGCTCGGTGTGGTCATCTGGACACGGTAATTCGTGTTTTGTGCCATGAATGTATCCACATGAGCCGTCACAAGACAAACAAGTGGACTCACCACGATAAGGAGTTTCGTAATAGAGCGCACCGTATCTCGTCTGAATTGGGCTTTGACCCTTTAGAGCTATAGCTTCAGCTTCCAAGCGGTCTGCCGTAGTAAATGTTGTCATTACTCATTTCCTTTTCCAAGTTTTTTATTGACTCGTTCCAACAACTCCTCCTCGGTAACGCCCCATTTATTTGCAAAACCTTTGTGACCCAATCCGTGAACACCTGTGTTTCCCCTATGGTGTTCTGGGCATAAAGGGATGATACTGGATGCAGCCCGAACATTTCCATACCTGCGAATGTGATGGAATTCTGACGGAGTGCCTTCAAACCCAAGCTCGGTGGCACAGAGAATACATCCGAGTTCTGCAATCTGATTAAATGACTTCTTTTCACTTTTTGTGGCCATCCGCTAATTCATACCATTGTCTATAAAACTGTTTAAAAGACTCAAACCCTACACCAGACTTAACTGGTTTTCCTTCAGGTGTAAGCAACCAATATGAGTCTACGACAGTTTCATTGTCGGTGTTGCCATAAATAATAACAACCATAAAACTAGGTTTGGCAGCTAATGATTGCAACATAATGCGCTGACCTTCACTTACTTTTTCGCCTGGGCGCTTCCATTCCAATATGAGAAATTGCCCATTGCGCTCTAATATGCCATCTACATTACTAGGGACTAAATGTGGGTTTGAAAGTATTAAACCTTTAAAGTCCGCATAGTCTGTATGCGTAGCAAACATATTGCGCATTAACTTAGCCAAGATTTCCTTACTTGGTCATAAGTAGTAAATTCTAACTTTATGGTTTCGTCTGCAATGTCATGCGCTAATAATGTTGCTTTAGCAAAGTCATTTTTAAGAGTAGCGTTATGATATTTTTTAAGTAATTGTTGAATTCTTAGGTAGTTTTCAGAGTAATCTGTCATTTTGTTAATCTTTCAATGTTTCTATTGCTTGCTTCTTGGCTGCGCCATGCTTCAAAACGCATTTTGGCTGCTTCTAATTGCCATCTAAGCGCTTCCGTCTGTTCCGTAGCAACTCCAATCGCCTTACATAAATCTTGGTATTCTTGGCTTCTATAAGCCTCTCGTTCTTGAGCGCCCAAACTTTGTTCGTCTGTTTGCGCCATTTTAATCGCCTTAAGAGAACTTTTAAACGCTTCAAGCTGGGCGAGTTCACCTTTAGCTTTGGCATACATTGGCGCTGTCTTGAAGATAAAGTCAATCGCATCGTTTGGGTCTTTCATTTCAAATTCATCCAAAGTCCAATTTGTGCTGCGGCATAACCTAACCATATTAAAGCGTTACTGTTTGAACCTTTAAAGTATTGCGCCAAGCCA